CGTTTCTGACTCATTCCATAACCGGTCACCACGACCTCATCCAGCATTTCTGCATCTTCTTTTAAAATAACCTTGTAGGTGTTTGGCACTCCCACTACAATTTGTTGTGTTTTGTAACCTATATAACTCACATCCAGTTTTGCCCCCACAGGCACTTGGATAGTAAAGTTACCGTCTACATCAGTTATTGTACCATTTGTTGTCCCCACCTCCAGGACACTCGCTCCGATAACAGGTTCACCGGTGGCATCTACCACTACCCCTGTTATCGTTTTTGTTTGCGCCATCATGTTTATTGCAAAACAGAGGCATACGATAAAAAAGAGAGCTTTCTTCATGAATCTCAGATTTGGTTGATAAATTAATGTTTAAATAAAAAAGTTTAATTAAGCGTTAGTTTTAAAACCCCTTAAAAAGAAAATAATTTTAAAATCAACAGCGAATATATGCACATATATTTAGTATATACAAGAAACAAAAGGAACTATATTCTTTATTAGTCTTTGTTTTTTAGAATAAACTAAATATTAAGGCATATTTTAAAAAGTTACATAAGGGAATAACTCAAAAAAGGAAAAAAGGTTCATACGGAGAAGATATAACAAGAAAAAACCTCCTTGCAATTCTTTGCAAAGAGGTTACTGAATTGTACACCCGATGAGAATCGAAATATAGACGGTTAAACCTGTTATCCCCGTTCTAATGCCTTCTAGATGGCTTTTGAACGGGGATATTACTATCAAAACCTTTCAAACACTGCCGTAAACGGTCCCTAATTTGGTCCCCGATTTTCATCTATCGGGGACTATTTTTTAGTACATATTCCACCATACAACAGCCAGCAGGCGACAGAAATCAAAATGGCTCCTATCGTCCAACTGATCCAGCAATATGTCTATACTACGATCCATATTGCATTGCGGTCATATACTCCCATATCTTACCTTGTGGTCCATCCTCGTCAGCAAAGTAAAACTTATGAGCACCCTTGATGATCTGCGATTCGTCATAGATAGAGCACAGATCCGAATAAAAGCTATTAAAAGCTACGTACTTATCCCACTTAGTTGTACCAGAAGGGAAAGACAGGTTCTTGGTAGCGTCCTCCACTTGGTCAGCACTCCAATGGGCACCTATCTTCTTCTCGCCGCCCGGACCTGTATAGCGGATTTTCTCAATATCCATTTCCGCAAAATTTTTATCGTAGTGCGGACCGTACAAGATAGAATGTTGCTTGCGCATAAACTCCCAGTACATTGCAGGGTGTTCCTCTTTCAGTACACACAGCATATCACTAAGACCGTCCACACTCTGCCACATTGCCTTGTCAGAGGCTACACCGTTAGCCTTTGCGTTTTTTATTAAATCCTTGTATTCCATATTCAAATATATTAAAGTTACATTTTGTTTTGTTTCATCGGAGGTGTTCTGACATTTTGCCGGAAATTTTAAGTGCTTTTTCCTGTCACTTTGTAACAGCAAAACAGTGTTTATGCTATCATTTTGATTAATCCTATTCTATTAGCAATTTCTTTAATTCTATCAAATCCGCATCGGTTATCTTAATCGCACCCGTCTTGCCAAATAAAATGCTTGTTATCGGATTGTCCGGAAGCGCAAAACGGATACTCCCCTTTCCTATGGTTCCACGGATAAAGCCTTTACCAAATGGCATCTCTTCCATCTCCCGAAGCATGGAAAGCATATCGTTAAAAAGTAAATCCGCATCCACATTGCCATCCTCATCACACAAAAACAAAGCGGCATTATCTATCATGTCACCTATCCCGTCCTTTTGCTTTGCAAGAAAATTCTTCGCCCCTCTCTTGAGATACACAGATGCTACCTTTAATTGAGGATTATTCAATACAAGCCCGTCTATCCTCTCGTCAATCCATAGCTGCAATGAGTCAGCTAGCTTGTCCTTCAGTTCTGTTATATTCTTCTTAACCTCCATTACTTCTTAGATTTTTGTTGCGGTTTCCCGTTTTTCCAGTCAATAAACTCCTGCCATGTCATATCGCTATGTTCCGTAACGTATTCACGAAATAAAGCATCTCTTCTCGCTGTTTCCTCCTTGGCTATCTTAGATGTCCTCCTGACAAATGACAACTGCTGCTCCAATACGGCCTTTCCTTCCGCAGATCCCTCTATTCTGCCCTTGACAAGAAGAAGGAGTTCTGAATTAACCATCTCCTGAATGGCCATGCTGTTATCATAATATTCCTTGTTGTTGTTAAGGACAGCTCTCTCCTGATCGTTCAGCGACGAAACAATACGGTCTATCTCATCCCATATCGGGGTAGGTGTAGATACTCTCTGCTGCTGAGTGATGCCCGGAATCTGTTTCAACGCCTGTAGCTTCTGTGTATAAGCCTCATTCTCCTGTGCCAGACTTTCCAGACTTCTTCCTGTCGATAACAATGGATCGCTTTCAAACATTCCCATAATAATACTTGTTAGTGGTTAATAAAGAAAGTGGCATCGCCCCCGAAGGGGCTTACCACTAACGTTTTTTACGCTTCCTTATGCGCTTGGAGCCGTGCTTGCCTGAGTGCGGCAATTGCATCCGTAAGGGTTCGCCCCCTCCAGTACGTTCACTGTCGGGGTTGACGGTAAACCCACTACACCATAGATTGCACGACAGGTCTTGCGGTCCGTATAACACATACTATCCTTCAGGACACTTTCCATACCCATCTGTATGATCTTGTTCTGATACAGGTTAGCCACTTCCATTCCGTAGACCTTTTTGTCAAGCTCACAGAACTTGGCAGAATAGCGCTCGTTCAATGTGTCGTAAAGATCACGTTGCCCCTTGTACAAACCGAATGCGGCTGTATTCAATTTGTCAGTCTGTACATCGTACAAATCACGCATGGATTTATACAAACCAAAATCTCCGTCCACTTGAGATTTCCAAATCTGGAATTTCTCATTAACATCCACATCACGATGAGCGTACATCTGCTCCTGAGTGTTGACTTTAAGTCCCCAAATGGTGTTGGTTAACGCCAAAGCCTCATCACAACCTTTCTCCCATGCCTGGAAAGCGGTAGGAGCAACACCGGTACGACCGGAAATAGCATCACTGACTGTGTTGATATTCACGTTTTCAGGCATACCACCGCCAATGCCACCACGGCGGCCCCATAGTGCGGCTGCTCCCAAAACGGCACCACCGATGCCGAAACCTAACGCTGTCCCGGCAAGCCCCTTGGATGCGTACTTATCATGATTCTCATCATGTACGTACTCCTTCTCTTTAATTACTTGCTTTACTTCTGCTTCCATAAATTTATAATTTTGGAATTACGGTCAATATTGACCGCTCACAAATGTCCGTACAAGTCACTTGCAGATAAAGTAATTACTTGCTATATACTTGCTAATTACTTTCCAATTGCTTGCAACTGTCCATTTTCTTAATTTTTGGCGGTTCGAGCGAATAAACGATACACCTTGTCGGGTACGGTTGATAAATCTGCCAATTTCATGATCAGTCAGCATTTTGGACAACGCCATGACCAGTAGATACCTTGCATCGGCACATTCCTCCCTGTTGCTGGCTAATATGTCAGCCTCAACAAGACCGGTAACATCACACACAACACCTATTATATCCTTATACAGTTCCTCTAATTTCATTTTTATTCGGTTTTTGAAAACAAAACACCCGAAGTGTTTGTTATTGCCAATGAAGGCCGCAACAACACCACGGGTGTTTATCTCCTTATCCGACTGTCAATCCTTTCAGGAGGCGGCTTTCTTTTTTTCTAAGCCGCAAAAGAATCACTTTTATTATATGAGTTTTTATTATCTGTCACACTTCTACTTATGGCGGATAATACTTGATATGCTATCTCATCTTGCACCTCCCTTCTTCTTTATCAACCAAATGACTACGATTAGTAATACTAATATAATACCTATAGATAACTCTCCTAGTTCTAATTTTGTCTTCTGCCACCATGTTAATTCCTTCTCCACAGGATAAGGAACCCCTACCTCTTTCTCCTTCTCTATATAGGCTGTATCGCGAATTGTCCTGTCACGGTAGACTATATGCCATTTGTCGACAATTACAGAATCGCCTTTCTCTCTTATATAGACAGAATCCTGAATGTGGATGGAGTCACGTTCATACACAGTAAAATAAAGACTGTCAGTCCTTATTGTTTCTATCGGAACATACCTTATACTCCGGCATGACCCAAACAGCAATAGCAATGCTATCCCTACTGCAATCCATATATAGATCCTTAGTTTCATAGCAGGTCCCATCCCTTATAGATATCCTCCATTACGGCAGGAACACCATTCTCAACATAAGATATAGCAGCAGCCAAAGAGCACATCGTATCTTTATCCTCAATGTCCGGAACATATACTGAAGGTACCTGCATATCCTGACATACCCGTCTGATGTAAGCCCCTGTATTGTTCTCTGTCTGTGGGGCCCATCTTGTAATAAAGTCTGCAATACAAACACAGTTGTGTCTCCTTCTGTAATTCTGCAATGTACGGATTAAAGCACGATAACCCCATTTCATCTCTACAAACTGAAAAAACTCCTTGTCTGTCTGTTTCTCTCTCAATCCCTGCCATTTATCCTTTGTTATTCGGATATTACCCGGATTGTTGTTTCTCAAACCTCTTGGTAAACTCTTCATTTCTTTCCCTCCTTTTCTTTTAATTGCTCTATTAAATTATTAAACCGGCTGTTAATATAAATGCTGATGCCAAAAACACTACCGGCATACAACAGACATTGAGCAAACAACCACAATACACTGTCGTGTATCTGACCCATAGGTTCAGAGCACACAAAGCCAGCCACAGCCAAGGACGCTCCCAGTACAAGCATCCCCACGGCAGTTGAATACTGAATGTTTTCTTTTGTCTCCTTTCTCATTGTGCAATAATTTATATGACTTTCTATCCTTTTTTTATACCATCAATTACACGTTTTGGATTACCCGATTCTCAAACTAACCTTTATTTTGTATGACAAAAAAAGAGCCTGCCACGGAAATTAATCCGCAACAGGCTCTTGATTTTAAGAAATAGGTAACCGGCAATTAATGTCGGTTACCGTGATAGAATCTTATAGCCTCATTGACATATAATGATACCGATTGCTCCTTATCCAATATAGCTGCCACATCCTCTTCTATCATAACAAGTATTCTTTTCACACCATTAACCTTCGGTCTTCGGGGCACACCATTGCTGTCCAATATCCTATATATCGTTTGCTCAGACTTTATTTCTGTTTCCTTCATTATCTCCTTGATAGCCATCCCTGCTTTGTACAAGGACAATACCCTAGACTCTTGATCTAGGGTAATAGATCGTCTTCTTGCCATAATTAATATGTTTTATAACATTTATAATTTGTTGCTCGTTATTTCAAAAAGTTGCACCTTTGCATCGAACATCAACGATGTTAGTCGCACTTCGGTGCGTGGATTGAAACGACATTAAAAATGTCATTGTGGTTTAAACCACATTTTAATATTTAGGGCAGCGAAGAAATTCGTTGCCCTAACTTTTTATTTATAAAATCTCAATTTTGGTATAGTATGCATTCATCTTTCCAAAGAATGATTCTATTTTTGCTCTCTGATAAGAAGACATTTTGTTATAAATGACATTTTTGTCATCTTCTCTTAAGTAGTATTCCTTTTCACCGTCAGTGAGATTGATAACTATATTAATTGCTCTACCACTGTATGAATCTGTAAATTGAATTTTTGTCTTCATAGTCTTACGCCGCTTATCCGTTGCCGCCGGTTCTATTATTACCTGTTGTTTTATTATCACAATGCAAATATACTACATTGTGATATAACAGCAAAACAAATCACAATATATTTTCTTGTATTGTGTAATATTTAACATTTAAACACAAAAAAAGAACGACCGCCAGCGAAAAGCACAGCAGCCATTCAATCCACGCCCTACTCTCTATCCCATCCTCTCGAGAAGACAATAGCAAAGATATCAATTCTAAAACGAAATACAAAAAGAAAATTATATTAATTAGTTATAAGGAGCCAATTTTGAAACAAAAACCAATCTTCTTAAAAAATTGCCATTAATGCAATATTTTTACTTGCAAGATGAATGAAGAGAATTAATAGAACAGCAAGACTGGCGAGTTTGTATTTTTATTGACAGGAAACGAATGTTATGGAATGGGATCGGAAAAACAAGTATAAAACAGATAGCTTTTATAGATTTCTACTGCCTGAGATATTTTTCCGGGGATTTTTGAGATTTTATTTGATTTTGTTTTACATTTCTATTTTTAGAATACTTCTGGTTAGCCCTTGTCAGATCTTTGATGATTGTTTCATCAAACACCTCTGAATATATCTCTGTTGTCTTGACCGATGTATGCCCCAAGAGTTTTTGGACGGTGGTTATCGGAACGCCTTGATGTACCAACAGAGTAGCACAAGTGTGACGACTTGTATGGTAGGTAAACTTCTTGCCGATACGCGCCATCCTTCCCAATTTCTGCAACGTTCGGTTGGTATCGGAATTGCAGCCTAATGCAGCCAGTTGTTCGATACAGTCGTACTTCCGCATTATACCCAGTGCCTTTCCGTTAAATAATAGATATAGTGGGATATTAAGTTTCACACCTGTTTTGATGCTATTCATAACTAGCCATTCCTTTCCGTCTATCGTTATCAGATTTTTATACGTAAGCTGTTTAAAATCAGAAAATCTCAGCCCGCAATAGCAGCAAAAGAGAAATGCGTCCAGTATGTGCCGACTGTTGTTCTTCCTGTCCGGCAGTTCAAGGTTCTCCAGTTTCTCCAAGTCTGCGGGCATCAAGAAGTTATGTTCCTTCTTCTCTTTCTTGATCTTGAACTTACGGAAAGGGTATGCCTCCTGTAATATATAACCTTCGTTTATTGCTTCGTTAACCAAGGTACGCAGTATTCTCATGTGTTTTCCTACCGTGTTTACCTTCAATCCCTTATTGCGAAGAAATGCGTCAAACTCCTTTAGAAACGTATAATTGATGTCTGTGAACTCTATCACGTTCCGAAATTCCTTCAAAGTGGCTACCGTGCCCAGCATGTTATCCTTGGTTCCCGGTTTTCTATCAGAATTCTCTATCGCTTGTATTGCAAATTTTAAAAACGACACAACTGGTTTAATTCCCTTTTTTACAGCCTCCTTTAACGTGGAAAGGTTTGATTCAAGCCCTCTTTTCCAGTAGCTAAGTTCTATAGCCTGCAACTCCAGTATCTTCTCGTATAGCATTGCGTTAAGCTCATTCGATTGCGGATGGTTAATTACTTGAGCGCCATCCTTACTCCAACACTCCGGCTTTAGATAGATGTTTGTTTTAAAATATGATTTCCGCTGGTTAAGATAGGCTTCAATCTGTACTAATGCGGTTCCCTGTCGATTTAGTCTGTTTTGTCGGTTATAAACCAAACGGTATCTGATCTTCTCTAACATACTCAACTTTTTGTTTTAAAGTTAAAAAAATCTTCTGTATTTACAAAATAAACCACAAAAAATGCTTCTGGGAGAACTGTTAGGGATAAATCAAATGTTAGGAGATAAAGGATATCCAACATCATTTGCATCGGCAACTGAGGTTGGATATTATACTATTGACGACAGATTAACTGACAGAGATACCCCTAACGGTCATAGGGCATGGGGAGGATTATTGGTTTTTGGGCGTTTGTTTATAACTCAAATATACATTCCGATGAATGATAATGTTTTTTATATAAGACAAAAATTAGGAGATAATTGGGGAAAATGGGCAAAATACGAAGGTGTTTTTGTATAGAAATTATAACTTAAGCTCTTATATTTTGTACTTCTGGGAGAACTGATTGGTGTTACAACACCGACAAAAGATGGACTAATGCCCAAAAATCAAGTGTGCAGAAATATTGCTAAAATCAATAATTTGCATTGTCGTTTAAAATTTAATATAAGTTCACCCGGTGAATGGGTTAATGGTTTTCTATATGTAGGTAGCACTAGTGGTTCTGTTTCTACAATAGCTGTTTCTGTGATGATATGGAACGAAACCAAAGTTTTTTGTAAGCTCATTAATGGAGTAAAAGGATATATATCATCGATTTCCTACATACAGGAAACAAACTCAATATCATTATTTGTTGAAATGGCTCAATATGCTAATATCTTATTTGCCCCGATGACCCAACTATACAGTTCCTCTTTAGAAACAGTGGAATCAATTCCAAGTGATGCTATTAATCTTGATTTTTGACATAAAAAAACGGGTGGCACCGGCTTGTATCGGACCACCCGTTTTTTTTATACCCAAGATACGGTTCGCCAATCCCCCCAGAGGGAATTAGTTAATATTTACTCCTTTAATAAGTAACCATTCTTGCCATGTTTTTCCTAAGTTATATGATTTTCTCACATAAATATTTTCGGTACCATCCGATATGTAAATTTGAGCGACACCATATGATTTTGAACATAGGACAACTAGTACACCATATTTATGAGCATATAAAGGCCATGTTCCCTGAACACTTTCATCCGTATTATAGATGCCATTAATGTTTGTATCAAGAGAATCTGGATTATTATATCCTCTTAAAAATCCCAAAGAATTCGGCAAAAGTTCTCCCAGCATTGTAGCTAGCTGCTGTTTTGTAACTTTTGCCACGT